TACCTATTTCGTTTGTTTGTTGTTTAAATTCATGATAATTAAAATCTTCATGGATACTATCTTTAACAAAATCTAACCCTATGTAAGCCGTAAATTGACCATTTTTAAAAACTGGACAAGCGACAACGCTTTTTATTCCTTGCTCATGTAGCGCTATTCTAGTAGCGTTTTCTTTAATATCGTTAATGTTGGAATAAAACATTCTATTCAGCATTATTTCTTGCAAGAATCTAGGAAATAAAGAAGTAGGTAAATTTTGCAACTGCATTGCTTCGCTACTTATTCCCCTGTTACACACTTCATACGCTAAACTTTGATGGTTTTTATGTGTGCCGTCGTAGTACATGATACCATTATGGAACCTAAATATATATCCTCGGTCAGCTTTATATCTAAACATTAAGTCATTAAGCATTTGATGAATCAAAATACTATTCTTAATATCGTGCTTAATCTCGTCGGTTTTTACGTTATCCTCAACTACATCTGTAATCAATGCTTTATAATAGAACAAAATAAAAGCAATTAGCAAAATAATAATTACTTGCGTTTTCATTTTGCGTAACTGCTCTAAAATGTTCTTAATCTCTTGCATTATAATGGCATTTCAGTTACTACAGGATTATAATCAATCTCAGGTAAAGTCAATAACCATGCATCACATGGAATAGATTCAGCTTGTTGCAATGTACATCCGTTTACTTCTTCATTTGATATAAACCAAACCCCATTAGCATCTAGTTGTGGATTGAATAATTGACCTTGAAACCCCCATACTTTACCTACAAGGATATTCTTTTGTTCTAGTGTTAATTGTCTTACTTTAGTCATAGTTTAATATGTTGGATAGAACTTTCCAGCTCCTGTATTATATAATGTTGTTATTTCTGTAGATGTTAATTCTTTTGTCCATACGTTTAGTTCGTCTACTAAAAATCCATTTTGAGCATAATAACCAACTGATGGCACTCTTGACGGTACATTTAAAGCACCAATACATGGTTTGGAAATTGTTGCTAAATACGTAGGATTAACAGTGGTTACTTTAGTTGCAACTAATGACCCATTTAAATATAGATTCATGTTTCCATTTAATAACTTAGTGGTGACTACATGATACCATGTATTGGTAGAAAAAAAGTAATTTACACCTAATTCAGTATATGTATTTGTATTATTATAAATATTAAAATATAAGGTATTTCCATATTGTTCTAAAATGAAACCATTTGGATTATTGAACCATGCATTTGTCGATATGTTATTTAATATGTAATTATCAACATTTGATATTGAACTAGCAGTTTTAAACCATGCACTCACTGAAAAAGAACTATTTAATGAATTTAATGAGTTATCAGGCAATTGAACATAAGCATTCGTACCATTAAAAGTAAAAGCATTACCACTCTTACCAGCACTATAGGTCAATCCACCTTGTGCCGTTCCATTGTAAGCACCTAGTGAATCGTTTGCGTTTGATTCAGCTTTATATACTGCGTATAGTCCAGTTAATAAAGTGCTTGGAGCTCCAAATAAATAAGGATTAATTATCATATGCTACGAGTTCCGATTAATGTAATTTTTAAACCTTTTGCGGTTCCGTTACCTATTTGGTCAATATCTATAGTTATTTCAGCGTCATCCGTTAGACTTGTAGTGTTTATTATACATGGGTCAACGGCTGTTACACTTGTTTTTTCCGTGTTATCAATAGTCAACCAATTCGATATAAAAATAGTAGAACCATTATGATTAACATCAATAGTTAAAATAGTTCCACTTGATTGAGCCGTTGATAAACTAGCTCTTACACCTGTTAACGTCATAGCGTGAGGCATTCTAAAAGTTACTTTAGCCGTACCTGCAGTTAGTGCTGTTGTTTCGTCTGAAACCGCTAGTTGAATAATTACGGGAACACTTGTTTTTAAAACCTTTGCGTCTAATTGCGTTTGAATAGCACTTGTAACACCTTTACCATAACTTAACTCTGTTAAACTAGGATAAGTTGCCGTACTTAATGACTTAACGTTTTTTGAAGCGTCAAAACTAGCAATTGTCGAAGCTGTTTCAGAACTTAAAATAACTGCAGGACTTGTTACCGTTCCTGTAAATGTAGGTGATGATATAGGTGCTTTTAATGCTAAATCAGTATCATCCGCAATAGTTCCGTTTCGGTCTTGAAAAGTATATGTTCTAGACGCTGTATTTGAGTTTGTAAAAAATGAAGTAAATGTATTTAAAACGTTTTTGAAGTTAATTTTAAATAAAGTCATTCCAACATAACCACCCGTTGAATCCTTGTTAGTTTGAACTTCTACACCTGTAAGTGCAGAATCTACTAAGTCAGGAACTTGACTTGTTAAATACGCGTCTACCGCTTCTGTTGTTGGGTATAAAACGCTATTAATTACAGCGAAATCATTTACTTTATTGTCTAAATCTTCAGCATTCAAAGATACTAGCGTTTGGTCTCCTGTATTTACACCATCTAGGTTATCTAGTTTTATTTTGTTTGCAGAACTTAATAACCCGCTTGCCGTTCTTGTAGCTGCGTTTAAAGTTACATCCGTACCCGTTGAACTATTTATGTTTAATGAGTCGGTTGTATGTCCAGAAATTGATAAGTTTGTAGTAGTTGTTAAACCACCATCAATAAAAGCTCTTATTTCAGTTGCTGAAACTTCATCTGCACCGCCTTCATCTAAAATAGTATCCCTATTTTTTTGGTGCGCTAAATACGTAGGGAATATTTCTATCCAATAACTAGTATCAGTTGGTAAATTACCCATTGTTGCACTAGCATTAATGTACATAAATGTTCTACCATTATATGTAACATATTTTTCTAATATCTCGTCGTAAACAACCGATACGTCGAAATCTGCAATTTCCCCAGAGCTAGCAAGGCTATTAAAATCTTCGTAAATATTGATATTATTATTATCAAAATCTACAATAGATAAAAAATCTCCCTTTGTTGGAAGTGGGGAATGTGTAACGTTTCTTAATATAATATTTTCACTATTCATGACCCTATATTTCTAATTTTAAAACCAGTTGATTTTTCTCTAACTTTTTTGTATAATGGATAGTCGTTTGACTTTCTACATAAATAATCCTTAATGTTATTTTCAATAAATGTCGCACCGCTTCGTGATTGTGATACAAGTCTCGCTATAGTTATTTCATTAACTCTTTCGCTGTATTGGTTTGTTTTATGAACTAATCCCGTTGCTGTTGATATAACGTTTGAATTTGCTAAATAACGAGCGTACGTGCAATATATTAAGTATTGTTTAATTCCATCCATGTAGTAGGTATCGTTACCATGTACGTAACTACCACCATTAAATATGAAGCTATAATCTACTAAAGAAGGACTTGCTGTAAAATCAGCTAATAAAGCAAGGTAAAATTCATCTCCTAACAATTCTCGTAAATCAAAATTTTGAGCTTCTTGAATATATGGAGTCAATTGTTTCGATTCATTTACATTTAATGAAATCGACTTAACCGCTTGTATATTTGCTAGTGTTATTAGTAGTGCCATTATCCTAACATTTGATTTACTTGTTCTTCATTCAATCCGAATAATACTTTTAACGTACCTTTTTTCTGCTCAACTGAAAGCGTAACATCGCTTAAAATTGCTGTTAAGGCTTGCGTACCACCTACACCCAAAGTAACCGCTAATAAAGTTGTATCCGCTTTTGCATCCACCGCCTCTTCATCTCCATTTGCAACACGAATTTCGTTCTTTGTGTAGTATGAAAGATATTCTTGAGAAATCGCTTTTGAATATTTTAAAGGCAAAATACTAAAATCTTTTGAAGGACAAATGTCGTAATGGTAGTTTGTGAACAATTCAGTTAAAATTTCCTCAATAACAAGTCTATCATCAGAAGTAACCCCATTGTAATAATCAAATGCATCGCTAATTTCTTTTGAAGTTCCTAACGACCCAGCAACGCGTAATAAAAGCACTGGAGGAATTAAAAACATTTTAATGATTGAATCCCTAGAACTATTTTCGGTATACTCATAAAGCCCATCATAATCCTGAATTTCAATCTTTTTAAGTTCTATTGATTCCTCATTACTTTCACGCTCTAAAACCATTATCCTACCGGCTCCATCACCACCTTGGAAAGCCCTTAAATTTTCATCAAATTCTTGTTCTTCATCCTCAGATTCTGTTTTTCCGGTTATTAGTAAATGGCTTGCTAAAAAGTTATCCGTTGCCGTTGAATGTTTAAATTTCTTTACTTGCGCCTCGGTTAACATATCTTCCAAAACGGGGTCAAAAGGACAAAGGTTGTAATCGTCTAATTGACCATTATAGTAAAATACTTGACCTTTATAATTCTCCCAACCTCCGCACTCTTCAACTTCTTGAGCAACATTTGAAGGGTCGTATTTGTTTATGTAAACAATATCCGTAGGTGAAAACTTTTTTTTCTTTACATGTCCCCAGTCTTCATATACAGCAATTTTACCGTAGTTTTCGTTTCCTTCTGAAATCAATCTACAATACTCAAAAGGAATAATAGATAAAGAACGTTTTTGAATTAATCCGTTATAATTTACGTGAACAGCTACACCACCATGCGAGGTAAAGTAATCGATAACAACACGCGTAAATTTATCAACTGTTTGTTTCGCGTTTACCTTATTTTTGTAAAATGTAGTATCTTTTAAACCACCCCCAAAAACAAATTTACGTTGTAATTTTAAGCAAGTTCTTGCCGTTCCAGAGTCGTGTATAAAAAAAAATAAACTTTGA